TGTCTAAGGCAGCTAGGAGCGCCTGTACTGGAAATTAACCTAGCTGATGAACAATGTGAGGATTTAATTGATGATGGGGTCCAGTTCTTCCAGGAGAGGCACTTTGACGGTGTTGCCAGGATGTATCTGAAGTATCAAATAAGACAGAGCGATATTGATAGAGGGCAAGCATCTAAAAAGTCAGGAGAGGATAGTACTGGAATAGTTACAACTACTGCTAGTGCCACTATTGCTGGTGTATCCACTACATTTGATTGGTACGAGAATAGTAATTATATACAAGTTCCACCATCAGTTATTGGTGTATTTAAGGTAATGCATTTTGATGGTGCAAATAGTATCACTAACAATATGTTTAGTGTTAAGTATCAGTTATTCTTAAATGACATTTATTATTGGGGTTCTACAGAGGTTTTAACTTATGCAATGGTTAAGACATTTCTTGAGGATATAGAATTTGCATTAACTACTCAGAAACAGATACGATTTAATAAGAGAGAAGATAGATTGTATTTGGATATTGACTGGGGTAGTGTTACTGTGGGTGATTTCTTTGTAATGGAATGTTTTAGAATGTTAGATCCTAACGATTATACAAGAGTTTGGAATGATTCATTCTTAAAACCCTATGTAACTGCTTTGATGAAAAGGCAGTGGGGACAAAATTTACTTAAATTCCAAGGAGTTAAATTACCAGGAGGTATTGAACTAAATGGAAGACAAATCTTTGATGATGGAGAAAAGGAATTAGAAAGAATTCGTGAAATGATGTCTTCTACTTACGAACTGCCTCCATTAGATATGATAGGTTAGCGCCATGGTACTCAATCCTTTTTTCCAACAAGGCGCTACGTCTGAACAAGGTTTAATTCAAGATCTTATCAACGAACAGTTGAAGATGTATGGTGTCGAGGTGCATTATTTACCTCGAAAGTATGTGTCTGAAAAAACTATTATTAGAGAGGTTGTTCGATCAAGATTTGATGATGCATATCCTTTAGAGGCATATGTTAATACCTATGATGGATATTCGGAAAATCCGGTAATATTGTCAAAGTTTGGTATTCAGGCAACTAATGAAGTAATTCTTACTATTTCTAGAGAAAGGTTTGAAGATTATATTTCACCTTTGATTAAAAATGAAGCTAACATTAAACTTTCTACTAGACCAAAAGAAGGGGATTTGATATATTTCCCATTAGGGGATCGTTTATTTGAAATTAAATATGTAGAGCATGAAAAACCATTCTATCAACTTCAAAAGAATTATATCTATGAATTGAGATGCGAACTCTTCCGCTACGAAGACGAAGTTATCGATACTGGTATTGATGCAATTGATGATGAATTGGTAGGAGATGATGTAGATGGTACGGGTGATGATGGACTAACTTCAATCTTAGGACCATCAATGACCTTTACGATGGTTGGTACTGCTGCAACTGCATGGGCATACACTTCAGGTATTGTAACCACAGGTGGTATCTATAAAGTACAGATTAGTAATAGAGGTGGAGGATATCTTTATGCTCCAAATGTGGGATTTGGATCTGCTCCAACAGTTGGTGTCACATCTACCTATGCAATAACTGGTATAGGATCAGTTGGAGAGATGATTAATATACAAGCATGTAATAAAAATATTGCAACTAATGAGAAATCCATTCAGAGTATTGATATAGTAAATCCAGGTTATGGATATACTATTAGTCCAGGAATAGCAGTCACAGCGGTTGCTGAGGGACCTGGAAGTGGATTTGCAGGAACTGCTTTCGTTGCAGATGGAACTCTTGGTGTTGTAACTGTTACTAATGCTGGTAGTGGATTCTCTACTGATAGAGCAACAGTTACCTTTAATACACCTCTTGCCTTTACAAATACTGGTGTTGGTACAACTGCTGTTGGTGTTGCTATTATAGGTCCTTCTGGAACTGTAAGTGAAGTTAGATACACTAATGCTGGTTCTGGTTATACTACTGGAGACCTGCCAATTTCTGTTACTATTGAAGATCCTGAATCAACTGGTAGTGGAGACTTTATCTTTAATGAGACAGTTACTGGAGGAACAAGTAGTGCAACTGCAAGAGTAAGAACTTGGAATTCTTCTACAAATATTCTAGAGGTAGCATCAGTTGTTGGATCATTTGTTGTCGGAGAGACTCTAACAGGATCATCCTCAGGAGCTACTCATGATCTGAGAATTATTAATAAGGATCCACTTGATGATGGATTTGCTGACAACACCAATATTGAAACGCAAGCAGATCTTATTTTGGACTTCACAGAAGCCAACCCATTCGGTACACCATAAATATAATTTACTAGGAATATAACAATGTTTGAGTATTTTTATAACGAAATTCTAAGGAGGACCATTATTGGATTTGGTACTTTGTTTAATGGTATTTCTATTAAGCAAGATAGCCAAGAAATAAGGGTTCCTTTAGCATATGGACCTACTCAAAAATTCCTAGCAAGATTGACTCAATCTCCAGATCTTAGTAAAGGTACTGCAATTACTTTACCTAGAATGTCCTTTGAGTTTACTGGATTGACTTATGATCCTGCAAGAAAGGTTACTACTACTCAACAGTTTACGGTAAAAGATCCTACTACTGGAGAAGTATCTAAAAAGGCATATATGCCGGTTCCTTATAATATGCAATTTGAACTTGCATTGATGTGTAAGTTAAATGATGATGCATTGCAGGTCACCGAACAAATTTTACCTTATTTTCAACCAGCATATAATTTAACTGTAGAGTTAGTGGGTGCTATTAAAGAGAAAAGAGATATTCCTATTGTTTTAGAAAATATTACAATGCAGGATGATTATGAAGGAGATTTTAGTCAGAGAAGAGTTCTTCTTTATACTATGAGATTCACTGCAAAAACTTACCTATTTGGTCCTGTTTCTACTGCTACGAAGGATATCATCAGGAAGGCTACTGTTACATATATCTCTGGCGATTCTAAGAGTGTTGAGAGAGATGTTCGTTATTCTGTTCAACCAAGAGCAGTCAAGAGTTACACAGGAACAGTTATTACAAACTTGGCAGCAGATGTTGGAACTTCAGATGTTGTTATTAAAGTCAACGATGCATCTAATATATCTACAAGTACTTACTATGAAATTGACGGTGAGGAAATCTATGTTACTGCTATAAGTACTAATGATTTAACTGTAGAGAGAGGAAAGGATGGTACTCCTATTGGTTCGCACTTATCAGGAGATCCCGTCAAGTCTATTACATCTGATGATAACGCATTGATTCCTCTTGGTGATGATTTCGGATTTGATGGTACAACAACAGGATGGAATGTAGAGTGACCATGACACAAGAATATAAAAAATTAGATAAAACTTTCAATATTACTCCTGAAGTAGTAGAGGAAGAAAAAACTATTGAAAGGGTTAATCCACCTCCAGATAGACTTACTAAAGATGAAATTACTAGAGATTATGAGTATACAAGAGGTAATCTTTATAGTATAATTGAAAAAGGACAAGAAGCAATTGATGGCATTCTTGAGCTTGCTCAAGAGAGTGAAATGCCTAGAGCATATGAAGTAGCAGGACAACTTATTAAAAGTGTTTCTGATGCTACAGATAAATTAATGGATCTTCAGAAGAAGTTAAAGGACGTTAATGAGGAAACTCAGCAAAAAGGTCCATCTAATGTGACTAATGCTTTATTTGTTGGATCGACTGCAGATTTAGCAAAATTAATTAAAGGAGAAAAGAGTAAAACTGAGTGAAATAAATATAATTGTAGATGGAGTATTTTTAGGTGCCACTCAAGAAGCCCAAGGAATTTTACACACTAAAACCTAATACTTCTTTAGATGAAGTTAAGGAAAGTGCTACACCTGAAAAGGTAGAGACTATTTCTGGTGCTTTTAATGCATTTAAGACGAATTTAAATCACGTTCAATCTATATCTGATTTTACAAATAAGTTTGATACTTTTGAAGCAAATGTTGAAAAGGTAGATGCTTTAACGGAAAGTGTAGAGAAGATTAGAGAAAATATTCAAGATCTTATCAAGAAAGAAGACCTTGATAGTGCTATGACGGCACATTTGCTATTTGTAGAAGAATCGATAAGAAGTGTTCAGGATAAAGTAAAGACAGTCAATTCTAAAACTTTATTAGGGATAAAAAAGGAATTTGCTGAGTTATCGGAAACTGTAAATGGGTTTATAGGTGAGGAAGTACCTTCATATAAGAAATTAATTGTAGATTCTGAAAGAAGAGTTGATACTAGATTTCTTGATTTTAAGGAAGACGTAAAGACATCTTTTGAAACTTTAGAGGATTCCATTCAGAATGATGTTGCTAAAATTACTGCTGGTGTTGAAGCAATTAATGAAGAAAGCATTTCATCAATAAAGGAAGATGTTCAGGGAATTGGTGATAAAGTTAATATTCTCGTTAAGAAAGAATTTCCCAAGTATAAGAAGTTTTTTGCAGAAACTGAGGTAAAAACTGAAGAAAGAATACTAGAGATTGAAAAATCTGTTGAAGAAGTATTGGGGTCAGTACAAGAAGATTATAAGGATAATATTAGGAATATAAAAGATGATATAAAGAAATATAAGACCAATTTAGCAGAATCTAAATTAAATACTGAAAAAGAGATAGGTAAATTATCTAAAGCATTAGAAGGTGATATTTCCATTTTGGATCAAAAGTTATCTACTTTAGATGCTGGTCTTACTGCTATTCAAGAAGATGTTAAAGATAATGAAGCAGGAATAGATGAGATTTTATCTGATAAAATTGTTACGATTGAAAAGTTAGTAAAAGAATCCAAGACTTTATCCGATACTTTTAAAAACGATTTTAAAAATAGAGAAATATCTAGTGATAAAAAATTAGAAGAACATGCCAATACTTTAGTTTCTTTTTCTGAGAAAATTGCAAGTTTAGAGAATGATCTTTCTGATAACATTCTTGAACTGCAAGAAAATTTAGATACAAGTACTACTAAGTATCATAGTGAAGTAAAATCTGATGTAGAGATATTTGAACAAAATATTTCTAAGAAGTTTAAAGATCTAGAGGTTAATTTCAATGTAAACGAAAAACATATTGAAAAAGCCATTACATCACTTAAAGATGAATTTAAAGATCTTGCAGAAGAATTGCAAATAAGTAAATTAGAAAAAAAGAATAAAGAACTTTCTGGAAAGATTGAGCATTTAGAAGAAGTTTTACAAAAATTTGATGAAAAAGAATTCCTTACAGAAGGTCTTTTAAATATACCCCCAAATGTAGATAATTCAGATCCTCTTACACCTTTAGATAAGAGATATGTAACTATTGAGCAATTATCAGAACATTACAGATTATTCGTTAATAGGGTTCAGCAACAACTAGCAACCTTTGGTGGAGGTGGTGAAGTATTCCTTGCTAGAATGGAAGACGTTGCTGTTGGTTCTGGTATTCAAACAGATGGTTATGTTTTAAAGTGGGATAGTGATTCTTCTTTGTTTGTTCCTGGAGAAGCTGATAGTAGCATTGCTGGTATTAATACAACTGGAACTTCATATTTTAATGATGTAGAAGTTTCTGGTGATCTTGATGTTTCTGGTGATTTGGTTTATGACGAAGCAGTTGCAAGAAACTGGAATATAACTGGAGTTGCTACTGCTACTAGATTTATAGGTACTGATATTAGTATTTCTGGCGTTTCTACATTTACTGGAATTACTACAACTGGTAGTGATGCGTATGTTGGGGATTCTTTATTTGTTCTAAATGATGCAAGAGTTTTGGGTATATTAACTGTTGGTAGTGGATCTATTACTCTTGATGGAGATAATAATAATGTAAATATTGGAGTAGGTGTTACCATTTATGGTACTTCTGGAATTGTAAGTGCCGTAACTTTACAGGATAGTGCAGGAGCTAAATTAGCAGATAAAGCATCAATTGGACTTGCAATTGCATTAGGATGAAAACATTTAAGCAATTCAACGAACAAACTAAATGTCCACTTGGAATGAAGTGGGATAAAAAATCTAAAACTTGTGTTCCTATAATCACTAAGACTAAGTATGGTCCACGTTGGTGGGGTGTAGGACACTATCACTATAGAACTACAAATGGTAATGGAAATGGCAACGGTAATGGGTCCCATAACGGGAATGGAGGTGGTAATGGCAATGGTGGCAATGGTAATGGTGGGGGCGGCAACGGCGGCGGTGGCAATGGTGGTGGAGGATAAATAAAAACGGAGACCTGCGTTCTACCATGAAATCATTTAAGCAATTTAATGAAGTAGCACCTCCAGGGTGGGGACATACTAAGGCAGAAAAAGAAAAGACAAAGCCTGATAAACCCAAGTCAAAGATTGGTGGAACTGCTGCTGCTTTTAAAAGAGCATTAGATCGTGGTGATTTTAAAGGATTGCCTGGTGATAAAACATACAAGGATAAAAAAGCCAGTATGTTTAAATTGATGTGGGCAATGAAGAAGAAAGGTGATAAACCACACTACAAACCTGGTACTGATGAGAAATATAAGAAGTATCAAAAAGAAGATTGGAAACCAGAGATAGAGGTTATTGATACAAAGAAAAGAAAGAAGGATGCAGAGAAGAAGAGGAAAGAAGCAGAAAGTAGTCTTCCCCCTCATCTAAGATTAGATGCGATGAAAAAAGCATTTGCACATACTAATGAATCTCTTGGATTTACAATAGATTCTGGTGAGCATAAGAAAGCATCAAAGAAAGCAAAGATTCGTAATCTTGCAAAAGGTAATACCAATCCTAATGAGAAAGCTGCTGCAGAAAAGAAAGCAGGTGGACCAAAACTAATTGGTGAAGTATTAAGTGGAAAGGATACTAAGAAATTAGCAAAAGCATCTGTTCTTTCTACTAGTGATGATCCTAAAAAACAGGACAGGGCAAGAGCAAGACAAGTTGAAATTGATTATAAAGATTTGATGGATCAACGCAAAAAGAAAAAAGTTGGCGTTGGTAAATCAATGAGAGAAGAAAAAAAGAGTTGCCCGGAAGGAGAGTATTATTGTTTTGATATGGGTAAGTGTAGACCCATCCCAAAAGGACATAAAGTTCGTGAAGATGGAGAATTA